CCTTGCCGAGATCGGCCCGCTGCCGGCGCCGGTGAACAGCACGACCGGCAACCTCGCCGAGCTCCCGGTGGCCCCGCTGCTGCAGCCGATGACGGATGCGTGCTGCGGGCTCCTGCAGCAGGTGGTGGGCACCGCCGGCACGGTGCCGACGGTCGGGGGATTGCTGGTGTGGAATGGGGAGCTCCACGTCGGCGCGACGCGGCACTACGACGGCAATGCCGACGGGATGCTCTCGGAGATCATCTGCAGCCTGGACTTCGCGCATCCGGCGGCGCGCGGGCCATATCAACTCGGGCCGCAGGGAGCGGGATCGATCGGCGGGTATTACGGCGTCGTGCCGGTGCCGTGGCAGCGGCCGCTGGGCGGGCCGGTGCTGCACGGCTGGACCGCGCCGACGATCGTCAAGCGGACGTCGATGGGCCCGGCGGCCTTCGCGATCAACCCCGACGAGATCGGCGTCGTGCAGCCGTACGCGCCCGCGATTCCCCTGAGTTTCTATCCCGACCCGAACGGCTTGTACGACTACGAGACGCGGATCGGGCAGAGCCTCCCGCTGTTCAACTCGACCGCGCACGTTGGCGGCGTCGTCGTCTGCCCGAAGGGCACGCGCAGCGTGCTGTTCATCGGGGATCTCGGCGTCGGGCCGTGCTGCTACGGCGACACGACGCCGACCGGGCAGTGTGAGGACCCGGCGAACACGACGAAGGGCGATCACACGTATCCGTACCAGGCGCAGGTCTGGGCCTACGACGCGCTCGAGCTCGCCGCCGTGCAGCGCGGCACGACGATCTGTTACGACGTGATGCCGTATGCGTACTGGGCCATCAACTGGCCGATCCCGTCATGGGGCCAGGTGTATTGCTTGGGCGCGTGCGACGACCCGGCGACGGGCCGCATCTTCCTGGCCCAGAAGCGCGCGGGCGGCGACGATTCGGTGATCCATGTGTACCGGGTGGTGGCATGAGCAAGACCGCGCGGCGGGCGGACCCCGAGGCGGTGACGGCGCGCGCGCAGCAGCTCGCGGCCGACGCCCGCACGCGGTACTGGCTCGTCGTCTCACTCGCCGACGGGCTCGCCCTCCTGCGCGGAGAGGTCCCGCCGGACGTGCGGGTGCAAGTCGCCGGGCTCGTCAAGCGCGAGCCGTACGAATCAGCCGCGGGGTATCTCGCGCGCCTCGAGGGCGAGCTATGAGATGTCACGCGGCGCTCTTTCTGCTGCCGCACGACGTGCGGATGGGGCAGAAGCGCGACGCGGCCGGCCAGGTCGTGACGCCGCACGCGCTCGTGTGGGACTGCACCCGCTGCGGGCGGCGGCTGGGGGAAACGGCGCTCTGGCCGGTGAGCGCAAGGGGACGCGATGGCGGCGTATTACAACGACTGCGATCGCTCGGCCGCCGCCTGGCTGCGCGAGTTGATCTCGGCCGGCGCGATCGCGCCTGGGGACGTCGATGAGCGATCAATTGTCGATGTTCGACCCGATGACCTCCGAGGCTACGTCCAACACCACTTCTTTGCCGGGGTTGGAGGCTGGTCATACGCGCTCCGACTTGCCGGCTGGCCCGACGACCGGCCCGTCTGGACGGGATCTTGTCCCTGTCAGCCCTTCTCGAGCGCGGGGCGCGCGCATGGCGCCGAGGATCCGCGCCATCTTTGGCCGGCGTGGTTCAGGCTCATTCGCGAGTGCCGCCCTGCAACAGTCTTTGGCGAGCAGGTTGCGTCAGTCGATGGGCTCGCGTGGCTCGATCTGGTTTCGACTGACTTGGAAGATGCGGGATACGCCGTCGGGGCGGCGGATTTGTGCGCGGCGGGCCTCGGGGCGCCGCACATCCGGCAACGATTATGGTTCGTGGCAGACACCCTCGATCACCGAAACGAACGAATGGCCCGAGACGAAGGATGCGCGGAACGCGCGGCTGCGCGCGGCGGGACAGAGGAAGGGCTGCGGGTCCTACAAGCTCTCGACCCAGGTGCTCGATCTGGCATCGTGGCCGACGCCGACGACCCGCGATCACAAGGATGGCAGCGAGCAGAGTTGCACCAACGTCCCGATCAATGCGCTGTTGGGCCGCGCGGTGCATCAGGCAACCCCTGGGCCGACGTCGTCTGGCCCCCTGCCGCGATGGCAAGTGGCGGCCAACTGAACCCGGACTTTTCCCGCTGGCTCATGGGGTACCCGGCCGTGTGGGGCTCTTGCGGGGCTACGGCAATGCGATCGTGCCGCCGGTCGCGGCGGCCTTCATCCGCGCCTATCTCGAGGTGACGTTTCCCATGCCGAGGAAGAACGCCGTCATTGAACGCGTGATCACGAGCCTCGACGCGAAGATCGAGGCCTTGCTATACGCGAACCAACAACTCCTGGCGCAGCAGGCGCAGGAACGCAAGCCGGCCGCCGTGAAGGTGGCCCCAACGACGAAACGCGCGTGACCCGATGGCGCGAAGGGCTGGCCTGCTGTGGTGGATCGATCGCTGGCGCGCGAGCTCGGCGTACACGGATCTGACCCTGGAAGAACAAGCCGCGTACCGCAACCTGCTCGACGAAGGCGCACTCCGTGGAGGCCCGATTCCCAATGACGATCACATTCTCGCGAAGGCGTGCGGCGATCCGCGGCGCTGGCCGAAGCTCAAACCGAAGGTGCTGGCTCGATTCCAGCTGACCGCCGAAGGGTGGCGCAACGCGACGCTCGAGGAAGTCTTGCGCAAGGGGATGGCCGTGCGGCAGGCGCGATCCGAGGCGGGCAGGAACGGCGCCGTGCATCGCTGGCACAAGCGCTAGCACACGGTATAGCAAACGCTATGGCAAACGCATAGCAAACGCATAGCAAACGCCATAGCAAACCGATAGCAAAACCCATGGCAAACGTCATGGCAAACACCATGGCAAACACCATGGCAAACCGATAGCTCTGGATCTTAAGAACGTACCACGATCGTAATTAGTAGCTGGATCTTCTCTTCGGTAAGTTCTTCGTTCTAGAGGCATTTAGAGCAGGCGCTTCGCGCCGAAATCCCTTTTCGAACACGAAAAAAAAATGCCCAAAACATCCTTGCTGGCGGCCGTCACGCACGAGCTGATTTCGAACCAGCAATTTGACGACTGGGCCGACCTCACGGAAGCCGTCAAGTGCATGTGCGCCTCGCTAAAAATTCCCTACGATGCTGGCACCATCACCGCCGCGGTGCGCCTGGTCGAGCGCACGCGGCCGGTCTTTCGCGAACGGCCACGGCCGCGGAATCCGCGGCACGTCGAACGGCCGGATACCGTTGATCCGATTGGCAAGGACGAAGCGGCCCAGATCATCGCGCGGCTGCAGGCGATGATCGACCACGCGAAAACCGCATGAGCGACTGGTTCGACATGGAGAAGACGATCCACGAACAGGTACGGCGACGTGTCCTCACCGAGGCGGATTTCCGCTGTGGCGGGTGTGGCTGCGAAGAGGGACGAAGTATCCTGCGTCGTTATACGGACTGGGGTCTGTCGCGGGCCTGGGTGGAAGCCACGGGCGAGACGCTCGCGGCCAGGGCGTGGGATAGCTATCTCGTGCATGTGCGGCTCATCGTCTGGACCGATGCGTGGCCTTGGAATGGGGATCTCGCGCGTTTACGACCGCTCTGTATCGGTTGTCTGATTCAGCATCTCATGGCGTCAGCCATCCCAATGCGCGAGTCACGCCCTCGACGTCCGACACAATCAACGCTCGCATTCGAGCAGGAGATCTCATGACCCGACTCGACACCATCTCGCAGGACCGCGCGGCGCGGCGCTTCAGCCAGATTGCCATCCTGACGCGAGAACTCGATCGGCGCACCAGCCAATTAGTCAAGGCCCAAGAAGAAGTCAAAGCGCTCAAGAAAACCGTCGAGGGCCTGTTCGAGCGGATCACGGCGGCGGCGCGCGACGATGGGGAATTACCCCTGTTCGATCTGAGCGAGGAGGGCTAACGTATGAGCTATCTCATTTCCCCCGACGTGACGAACCCCCAGGCGACCGTGAAGCTGGTCGATCCGGCGACCGGCCTCGCCGTCAAGACCGTCCTCGGCGGGATCGAATTCGCGAGCATCGAGCTGGCCGACGACGGCACCGCGCGCCTGATCGACGGCGCCGGGAATCAGCTCGAACAGTATCCGGGCCTGTATGCGTGCTTCTCGTGGGTGCCCGGGCGCGGCGCGTACGGGCGGTGCATGATGGCGGGCGTGCTGGTGAGCTTCAAGACGCGGCCCGAGGATCCCGTGTATGTCTACACGCTGATGAAGGTGGCGAGCGCCTGATCACATGCCTGGCTGTTCCGGCGTGGTGGGGCGACCTATCGCGTGTGCGACGACACGAAAGGAGAAGCCTGGTGCCTGAACCGAAACCGAACGCAGACACGGTGGTTGCGGTGGGACGTGTGGTCAATAGGCCCAGACGGGACTGGCCCGATCCGACGGCCGCGATGTTGGCGAGCGACCGCTTTGAACGGGTCTGGCAGTGTATCAAACACTGGGATATCAACGTGCCTGATGTCTATAGCGGATATAGCGGGGCGACCGGCAACCATGTCCGGGCGATTCTCGATGCGCTGGATGAACCAGGGCCCATCGCATGAAACCCGCGCTCTACACGATGCCGGTGGTCACGAAGCCGAAGCCGCCGGTGCTCGTCGCGCGCCCGCCGCTGCCGCCGTTCGATCCGGATAGCGTCGATCCCGAGACGGGCGCGCCGCTGCCCGTGCAGACGGCGCTGCGCGAAGCCCCGCCCGCGAAGGCGGACGTCACCTGGTGGCGCGGCGATGCGTGGGGCATCACGCTGCCCGGCTTGCCGCCGGTCGATGGCGGCGGTGTCGGCCCCGCGCAGGACCGCGTGTTGACTTACTTTCTTGACCGCTACGGGCGAGACTGGGAAGCCGTGATCCTCGAGACGCACCGGAGCTACGGCTACACGCATATCTCGATCTCGCCGCAGGATAGCTTCGCGGCGGGCATGAGTCCGGATGACTACGTCGCGATGGCGGTCCGGTGCCGCAAGGCGGGGTTGTTCGTGCATCACCTACTCCGCAGCAAGTACTACACGTCGGTCGCGCCCGATCTCGACGCGGTCAATCCCTTAGTCGAGCGGTTATTCGGTGAAGACGCGGCGCAGATCATCAGCCCCGCGTGGGAGATGAACTATTGGTCGCCGGAAGTCGTGCGCGCGATGATCGATCACGACGGCGTGATGTTCGGGGCCCACTGCAGGATCATGCTCCACTTCTACCCGCACTACATCAGTTGGCAGCCAAACGATCAGACCCCGACTGATTTCTGGAACGCGAATTATGGCCTTGTGGATGGCGTTTGCTACCAATGCGACCCGAGCTGGTCCGCCGGCATGATGAACGCGCGCGCGACCGATTGCCTCGATCGCCTCGCGCCCGGTGGGCTCTGGGGCCTCGGCGACAGCGGGCGCGGCCATCCGATCGACTTCACGATCTGGGAAACCATCGCGACCAAGCAGTACGGCAATCAGGTCGACGGCGATGGGCGGCTCGCCGACGAAGATCAGGGCAACCTGAAAGGGTACGAGTGCACGTGTTCGGTCGGCCGGATGACGGTGAAGGGCTTCGGCAACGGCGCCCGGATGCCCGATGGCACGCCGCTGTGATCCTGATCTTTCGGGCGTATGGCGTGCCGCAACCGAAGGGCAGTACGCGCGCCTTTGTGCCGCGCGGCTGGACGCGGCCGATCATCACCGACAGCAATCGGTCGCTCAAAGCCTGGCAGCAACTCGTGACCGAGGCGGCGAGTCAGGCGATGGACGCGGTGCCCGACGGCGACCGCGCGCTGATGCTCGGCGGCGTGCGGCTCTCGATCGTGTTCTACCTGCCGCGACCCAAGTCGATGTCGAAACGCATCCGGCACCACTGCAAGGCCCCCGACCTCGACAAGATTTCACGAAGTGTGCTTGACGCGCTGTCGCACGTCGCCTATCACGATGACGCCCAGGTCGTCGAGCTCCTCGCGGTGAAGCGGTACGCCGGCGAGCACGAAGTCCCCTGCGCGGTGATTCGCGTCGAGCCCGCGCCCGAGACCATCGACCTGCCGGTGGTGTCGCTGTCGCGCAGCCTGTTCGAAGGGGAACTCCTGGAGCTGCGATGAGGGGATTAGCGCCGCTTGTGGCCGTTCCGCGACTTGGGCCGGCGATGGAGGGCCGCGACGCTCTCCCCAAAACTGCGGAGAATGAGTCCACGCAGATGGGCTTTGAATTCCGGCGACTTGATCAACTCGAGGGCGAGCTCTTCGGCCACCTGTTCGATCGTGCGACTCGCCGCGATGCCCAGTGTCACGCGCGTCCGTTCCGTCACCAGCTCTTCAAGCAAGGTCCTCGACGGCTTCGCCATAGGCCCTCAGTATGTCGTTCTGGCAGATCCGCTGGCAAGCTGGCGCATCCTTGAGGGGGCTCGAAAAAGGCCGGGAACTTGAAAAACTTGATTAAATCCGAGGCGCACGGCGGGGCCCGCCAAGGATCCGGGCGGCGCAAAGGGCAGGTGTCGCGGAAGACACAGGCGACGCGCGCCGCCGAAGCCCAGGTCCTCGCCGACGCGGCCCTCACCGCCGCGCGGGTGCTCGAAGAGGTGCGGCGCGTGGCGTTCCTCGACCCGATTGGCTTCTGGCGCGAAGATGGCACGCTGCGGGCGCTCGCGGAGGTCCCGCCCGAGGTCCGGAGCGCGCTGGCGAGTTACGAGGTGGTGATTAAGAATGTGACCGCGGGGGACGGCCAGCAAGACGTGGTCTGTAAAATCCGGTGCTGGGACAAAGTCAAGGCGCTCGAGCTGCTCGGCAAGCACTTCGGGTTGTTTACGGAGCGGATCGAGCTGCAGGACGCGACGGCCGCGGCGCGCGTGGCGCGGCTGCTCCTGGCGCGGAAGCGGGTCGGGGACGTGCCAAAGGAGGGGGCGTAACATGGCCGCGCGTCGAGATGGACAGTCACGGCTTGTGGTTCAGAAAGGAGCGATCATCGTGGAACAAAAGCCGAGTATCGGGCGGATCGTGCTGTACAACCATCCCGGGAGTGCAGACGGCACGTATCCGCCGACGCAGAGCCCGGCCATCATTCAGCATGTGGCGACCGATGGCACCTGTCGCTTGTTTGTGTTCGGTCCGAAGGGGCAGCATATGGACGACGGCTTGACGCAGGGGGACGGGCCGTGTCAGTGGAATTGGCCGCCGCGAGTCTGAGGGCGTCGTGACGGCCGCGCAATCGACCGCACTCGCGCATCCCTGCCGCAGAGCGAATGGCTTTGATGGCGATGACCGGGAGGGGGGCGTGATGATCTTACCGGACGTTGACAAGGTGGCGGCGGCGGGGCAGATGGACGTGGAGACCGTCGAGAAGGTCTATGCGGCGATTGCGGCCGTGATCGGGCCGGAACCTGTCACGCCGGAAAGCGAGCGATGGACCCTGCCCGAGCCGAAGGCGTCCTATCCGCTGCGGGCCAAGAAGCCGGCGTGATCACGGACGGCCGGATCACGCCGGGCGCGGCCGATGCGGCCGTGGCCGACTTCGTCGCGTCCTGCTACGCCGACCCGCTGCGCTATGTCCTCGGATCGTGGCCGTGGGGTGAACCGGGTCCCCTCGAGGACGAGCCCGGCCCCGACGACAACCAGCGCGAGTTCCTGACCGCCCTCGGCGCCGAGATCCGGGCGCGCGGGTTCGACGGCGCGACGCCGGTCATGCCGATCCTGATGGCGGCCAGCTCCGGTCATGGCACGGGGAAGTCGGCCCTTGGCGGCTGGCTCGTCAATTTCCTGATGTCGACGCGCCCGTTCTGCGACCTGACGGTCACGGCGGGCACCTATACGCAGCTCGAGGCGCGGACGTGGCCGGCGATCAAGTTCTGGGGGAAGCTGTCGATCACGGCGCCCTGGTTCGACATCATGGAAGCCGGCATCTACGCGAAAGACTTTCCCGACACCTGGAAGTGTCAGCTGCAGACCTGCAAAAAGCAGAACGCGCAGGCGTTCGCCGGCCAGCATGCCAAGCGCAGCACGTCGGGGTATCTGTTCGATGAGGCGTCGGAGGTCCCCGATGAAGTCTGGACGACGGCGTACGGCGGGCTGACCGACGGCGAACCGATGATGTTTGCGTGGGGGCAGCCGGTCCGCAACACCGGGGCGTTTCATCGTGTGTGCTTTGGCGATCTGGCCGTGCGGTGGAACCATCGCCGGATCGACGGGCGGACGTCGCGCTTCACGAACAAGGCGCTCATCCAGCAGTGGATCGACGACTACGGGATCGACTCCGATTTCGTCAAGGTGCGGGTGCTGGGCCTGCCGCCCTCCGCGTCCGAGCTCCAGTACATCGACAAGGCGCGCGTGGACGCGGCGCGGAAGCGCGTGCAGCCGGCCTTGCCCGATGATCCGCTCGTGGCGGGGTTCGACGTCAGTGGCGGCGGGCGGGCGTGGAACGTGATCCGGTTCCGGCGCGGCCTCGATGGGCGGGTCCGGGCGCCGATCCGGCTGCCGGGGGACGCCGACCCGGACCGCGCGGCGCGCGTGGCGCTCTGCGCCGAACTCTTGCGGGATCGCCGGCCGGGGCACCAGCTCGCGGCGCTCTTTGTCGATGCGGCGTTCGGGGCGCCGATCGTCGCGCGGCTCCAGGCGCTCGGCTTTACCAACGTCTTTGAGGTCAATTTCGGGGCGGCCTCGCCCGATCCGCATCAGCTCAACCTCCGGGCGTTCATGTATGACCGGGGCAAGCAATGGCTCCTCCTGGGGTCGCTGCCCGACGACGACACGCTCTGCGACCAGCTCTGTCTGGCGGGGTATCACCTGAACCAGGCCGGCAAGCTGGTCATTGAGAGCAAGCACGCGATCCAGGCGCGGGGGGAGGCGTCGCCGGATGACGCCGACGCGTTCCTGTTGACCTTCGCGCAGGCGGTCGCGCCGGTGCGCCCCGCGCCGGCCCAGCTCCCCCACGGGGCGCGGAGTAAGTGGGGCTAAGGGGGACCATGCGGCCCTGCCGGATCGGCGGTCCTGGGGCATCCTGGCGCGGCTGGGAGGCCGTATCGGGCTGTTTTCCTGGTGACGCCTCCGCCGCGCTGTGGTAGGGTGAGTCCCCGAGACCACAACCTGGAGCGTATGGCCCGCGACGACGACGACCTGCTCGACGAGGTGCGCGACCGGTATCACGACGCCACCACGCAGTGGGACCCGATCCGCCGGGAGGGCGCGATCGACATGCGGTGCATCGCGGGCGACCCGTGGGATCCGCAGGACCGCCTCGCCCGCGACAAGGCCGGCCGGCCCTGTCTGGCGCTCGACGAGCTCGGGCAATACGTCAATCAGGTGATCAACGACCTCCGCGCCAACAAGCGCGGGATCGTCGTCACGCCGAAGGGCGCCGGCGCCAATGATCTGACGGCCAAGTTCCGCCAGGGCAAGATCCGCGACATCGAATACCAGAGCAACGCGACGCAGGCGTACACGACGATGGCGGAAAACGCCATCCAGCGCGGCTACGGCTACCTGCGGATTACGGCGCGGTATCAGTACCCGGACACGGGCTTCGATCAGGAGCTGGTGATCGAGCCGGTCGTCAATCCCGATCTCGTCACGCCGGATCCGGACCATCTCCGGACCGACGGGAGCGATCTGAAGTTCCTGTTCTACGAGGAACGGCGCACCGTCAAGGACTTCAGGCGCGATTTTCCCGACGCCACGATCACGAGCTTCTCGAGCGAGGTGATGACGGCGTCGCGGGGCTGGGTGACGGGCGATCAGCTGCGGCTCGCGGAGTACTGGGTCAAGGAACCTGGGGCGCCGCGCACGCTCGTGCTCTTGAAACCGCCGCCGCCTTCGGCCCTGAACCCGCAGCCCCAGCCGATCGAGGTCTACGCCGACGAGATCAACGGCGTGGCGCCCTCGTCGGATCAGATCCTCAAAACGCGCACCGTGACGCCGGTCACCGTGCAGCAATACCTGACCAACGGCGTCGAGATCCTCGCGCGGACGACCTGGCTCGGGCCGTCGATTCCGTGGGTGTGCTGCTACGGGAAGGTGATCTACCTGCAGGATGCGACCGAGCGCGCGTGTCGGCAACTCCTGAGTCTCATCCGCCTGGCGCGCGACCCCTACATGCTGTATTGCTACTACCGGACGTGCCAGGCCGAGCTCGTCGGCATGACGCCGAAGTTTCCGTACTTCGTCGTGCAGGGGCAGCTCGACGCGACGAACCTGGCGCTCTTGGCCGCGTCCCTCAATCAGCCGGTGGCGGTGATCGAGTACCTGACGCACACGATGGCGCACCCGGAAGGCGGGCTCGGGCCGCCCGCGCGGCAACCCTACGAACCGCCGATTCAGGCGCTCGAGCTGGGCGCCGAAGGCGCGCGGCGGGCCATCCAGGCGGCCATCGGCGCCTCGCCTTTGCCGACGCAGGCGCAGCGGCATAACGAAAAAAGCGGCGTCGCGCTCAAACAGATCGAGGACACCGCGCAGCGCGGCAGTTTTCATTTCACCGATCACCATGACGAGGCGGTGATGCGGTGCGGCGTCATCCTCGACGAGTGCATCCCGCACTATTACGACACGGCGCGCGAGACGAGCATCCGCGACCCGAAGGACCAGGCGCAGCTGGTCCGGATCAACGACCCGGCGGCGCGGTCGACGGCGGGCGAGTCGGCGTATCTCGACACGGCGCGCGGCGAGCACCAGGTGACGATCTCGGTGGGGCCGAAGAAGGACAGCGAGCGCGAGGCGGCGACGGATTTCGCGGATATGATCATCGGCAATCCCCAGATCGCGCAGGTCGTCGGCCCGCAAAAAATGGCGGAGCTGATCGCCTCCTCGATCCGGCTCAAGAACCTCGGGCCGATCGGCGATGAAATGGCCGACACGATCGCGCCGCCGCCCAAGCCCGGGCAAGGCCCGGACCCGCGCCAACTGCAGCAGCAGGTGCAGCAGATGCAGGCGCAGCTGCAGCAGCTCCACGGCGTGGCGGCCAAGCAGCAGCAGGTGATCGAGGCGGATCAGGTCAAGACGCACGGGCAGATCACGATGAAGCAGATGGATCTGCAGTTCCAGCGCGAGAAAATGGCGCTCGACTCGGAAACGAAGATCACGGTCGCGGAGCTCGGGGCCAAGGTCGATCGGCTGCAGTTGTTCCTGGAGGAACGGGCGCGGCTGGGGGTACAGGCCAGCGACGCCGTGAGTCAAGCACGGGCGGCGGCGCATGATCGCCAGATGCAGGCCGACGCCCACGCGCAGACCATGATGTCGGACGCGCAGGGCTATCAGGCGCAGGCGCGGCTCCAGGCCCAAGCGCATCAGCAGGCGCTTGCGCAGGGGCAGCAGGCGGCGGCGCTGTCACCGGCGCCGGGGTCCGCGAACGGTGGGCCGGAGGCGGGTGCGTGACATGCGCCTGACTAACTGGCGCGCGATCCCGATTATGGAGCTTGATATTCCGCTGCCGACGCGGGTGTATTCGATGATCGGGCGCGACGTGCGCGGATTGCCTCGGCCAATCGTCACGCTTGGCGATGTGGACGACACACCCGACCGCGTATTGCTAAAGATGAAAAACATCGGGCCGATCACGGTGCGAGGGGTTCGGGCGGCGATCGACGCACTCAAGAGGCACGATGACGCGGCGGCGGCACTGAAGGGGCTCGTGATACGTCTCGGGGGGCTGTAGCGATGCCGGCCAAGTCGAAGGCGCAGCAACATCTGATGGCCGCCGCGGCCCACGGCGCGCGCTTTGCGAAGGCCCGTGCGGTGCGGGCGTCGTTGACGCCGACGCAGCTCCGGGACTTCATGGAGACGCCCACGAAGGACTTACCGGCGCATGTGCGGCGCCCGAAGAAGCGGCGATGAGGCCGACGGGACCATAGAGCGTGCACACGCACGACTGGCGCGGCTAGGGTCGCACCCGAATGCAGGCCTCATCCCCTGCCGCCGCGCCGGGTTCATCGGGGATGAAGTCACGCGGGGATGAGCGCGTCCGTGAGGACGCATGGAGCCCGAGTCCGCCCCGGCTGCACCCGCGCAGCCCGCCGCCACATCCGCCCCGGCCAGTCTGCCCTCGGCCCCGGACGCCGCGTCCCCCGCGACGCGCACGGCGGCCGACCAGGCGGTCGTCGCGCAAGACGTCGCCGCCTACCGCGCCGCGCGGCGGGCCGAACGCGACGCCACGAGCGATCGTCGCCCGGACCGGGCGGCGCGACCCGGGGGGCCGGCGGTGCCGGCGGATCCGGGCGCCGTCCAGGCCGCCGAGGCGCGGACGGTCTCCAAGCGTCAGCAGACGATCAACGACTACGAACGCCGGGTCGCCGAGCTCCAGGCCGAAAACGCGCGGCTCAAGAGCAGCGCCCCGCGGGCGGAGTCGCCCGCCGCCCCCGCCCCCACGCGGGCCGGCGATCCGCTCGCCATCGACCTCACCCAGCCGCTCCTCGACGAAGGGGCCTTCTACACGAAGTTCCCGACCGCGTCGAGCGCGGACTATCACCGCTACATCACGCGGTACGACCGCGAGATGGAGCGCGCGACCGAGCAGCTGCGGACGGCGCAGCGCGACGCCGACACCGCCGCGCAGACGCGCGCGCAGAAATTTGCCGCGCAGTTCATGGCCGCGGGCGACCCGGCCGCCCTCCGCGATCGCCTCGATCCCGCGCTCCTCGCGCTCGAGACCCGCGCCGCGGCCCAGGCCCAGCACAAACGGATCACCGCCGCGAACGATCTCGCGGAAGAAATTCTCGATTCCGAGGTCGCGCTCCAGGTGCTCGAGCACCTGACGGCGCACCCGGAGGTCACGGCGACCCTGCTCGCCGCGCCCACGCGGCGCGCGCTCGTCCGCGCGTTCAGCCGCCTCGAAGCGCAGATGACGCCGTCGGCGGCCGCCGGCCCGACGGTCAAAACCACCACCGATGCCCCCCCGCCCGCCGTCACGCTCGGCGCCCGGTCCGCCCAGATGGGCGACCCGCTCGACCGCGCGGTGGTCGCGGGGGATGTGGCCGCCTACCGCGCCGCCCGGCGCGCGCAACGGGCGGCGGATCTGAGGTAACGCCCCGATGCCGAACACCTTTGAATACGCCGACTGGCTGGCGATGGAGTGTCTCGACCTGCTCGAAAACAAGCGGGCCGTGAGCCAGTTCTTCAACACCGACTACAGCAAGGAGTTCAATCTCAAGTTCCCGGTCGGCGACACGATCCGGGTGCCCTACCCGCAACGCTTCACGGTGGCGCGGGGCCTGCCCTATGCGCCGCAGGGCATCAACCGCCTGCACGCGACGATCTCGTTTCTCGACCCGTTCCAAATCGCGTTCGATTGGGACTCGGCCGAACAGGCGCTCAAAGCGCCGCGCGGGCGCGAGAAAGTGAGCAAGGAGATTCTCGAGCCGGCGATGGCCTACGCGCAGCAGGCGATCGACGATGCCTGCGCGCAGTGGGCGTATCAGCACGCGGCGAGTCTCGTCGGGATCCTCGGCACCGATCCGGTCGATTTCGACAGCACGTCGGCCGCCGCCAAACAGAAGATGGACGAACTCGGGGCGCCGACCGCCGACCGCGCGATGATCGTCTCGCCGGCCATCAACCGGGCGCTGAAGAAGTCCTCGATCTCCTACTTCAACCCGGTGACGGACCTCGCGAAGCAGTGGCGGACGGGCATGGTCGGATCCGGCGACGGGTTCGAGTGGTACACGTCGATGAGCCTCTATCAGCACACGGCGGGGACGTGGGCGGGCGCGGTGACCGTGGCGACGGGGCTGGCCGATGGGGCGACCTCGGTCGCGGTGACGTGCACGAGCGGCGATACGGTGAAGGTGGGCGATAAGTTTGCGTTCACGGGCACCAATCCCACCAACCCGATGACGCGGCGCGCGTTCGGGACGACCCCGAAAACGTTTACGGTGCTGGCGGCGGCCACGGGCGCGGGCTCGGCAATGACGATTCAGTTTGGGCCGGCCATGTATGGCCCGGGCTCGCAGTATCAGAACGTGGACGTCCTGCCGATCGCGGGCGCGACGTTGACCCTCTGGCCCGGCACGGCGACGCCGTCGGGCAAAAAGGGCACGCTCCAGCTCGCCCTGCAACGCAACGCGTTCGCGCTCGTCGGCGTCGAGCTCGAAGAGCCGAAGAGCTCGAGTGTCGAGCTCGTCAGCCAGAAGCGCGATCCCGATAGCGGGCTCACCATCCGGTTTATCCGCGAGTGGGACGGGACGCTGTCCCGGTTCATCAATCGGTTCGATTGGATGATCGGCTTGGGCGACTTCTACACCGACGCGTGCGCGGTGGTGATCGCCTCGGCGTAACGCGGGCCCGATCGACACAGGAGGAGTGATGCCGATAAGTCCAAGTTTGACGCCCGCGCGCGGGCTGCCGTTTTTCTCGTCGGGGGTCTATCCGAAAGTCACCCCGACCACCCTCGTCGCCTCGACGGCGTCGGGGCCCGTCACCCTGACGCCGGCCCAGGTCTTGAGCGGCCTCGTCGTCGTCGATTGTCAGGACGTGCAATCGATGAACCTGCCGACGGCCGCCGCGCTCAATGCGGCGCTCCCGGGCGTCGCCGTGGGGACGACGGTCACGGTGGATCTGGTCAACTACGGCGACTCGATCCTGACCGTGGTGCTGGGCGGCGGGATGACGAAGCAAACCCTCGGCGGGCTCTCGGCGGTGCTGACGGTGGCCGCCGGCAACGCGAAGCGCTTCCTGCTGGTGTGCGGGAGCGTGGCGGCCGGCAGCGAGGCGTGGGTCGTCTACGCGCTCGGGGGCGCGGCGGCGGTCGCGTAAGGAAGGCGGCAGGTCTGGCGACACACAGCACGGGGGGCTCGCCCCGTCGGGCCTCGACGGCGGCGGGCCGCCCCGCGCGGAAGGAGCGAGACATGAACGACAAACTGGATCCGAAACCGGCGGCGAAACCGGGGCCCGCGCCCGGGCACGACGCGCTGCGCGACCTCGAGTACCCGCGGATGCTGCACAAGCCGGCCGTGGCCGCCGACCCGCCGGCGCCGGCGCTGCAGTATCTCAGCGTCGCGGACGACGCGGCGGCACGCAAAGCGATCGCTGAGGGCTGGTTCCTCGACGCGAACGAGGCGCTGGCCAAGGGCGCGCAGGACGCCGCCCGTCCCGCCAAGTAGATGGCCCCGACGCCGATCACGGCCCGCGACGTCTGCGAAGACGCGCTCTTTGAGCTCAACATCCTCGCGGCCGGGGAGGTCATGGGCGCCGACGATGCGACGTTCGTCCTGCGCCAGCTCAATACGCTGCTCGACGAGCTGAACGCGGAGCGCGCGGCCGTCTGGGCCGACGTGTACCTGACCTTTCAGGTGCCGGCGCCGGTGACGCCGTATGTGGCGCCGACCATCGGGCCGACGGGGACGTTTGTCGTGGCGCAGCGGCCCGAGTCCCTCGAGGGCGCGGGCGTGTTGACGGGCGGGGCCGGGATGGGGAGCGGCACGGCGGGCCCCTCGAGTACGTTTGCGCCGATCCGGCTCCGCGACAAGGCGTGGTATCAGGCGCAGGCGCTGCCGTTTGAGACCGCGACCTGGCCGACGGACCTCTACTACAACCCGCTCTGGCCGAATGGCGATCTCCACTTCTGGCCGGTCCCCGCCGCAGCCGTCTGGTTCTATCTCGCGACGCGGCTCGTGCTCACCGGGCTGGCGCTGACGGACACCTTCAGCCTGCCGCCCGGGTACCAGTCGATGCTGCAGAAAACGCTCGCGGAGCGGATCGCGGCGCCCTACGAGAAGCCGGTGCCGGGGCAGCTCGCCCGCGACGCCGCCACGGCCCGCGCGCGCGTCTTCCGGGCCAACGCGCAGATCCCGCGCCTGACCACGCGGGATCGCGGCCTGCCCGGCGGGGGCGGCGCGACGGGCGACTGGCGCACGGGGTACGTCTGAGATGCCGTCGTATCCCTTCATCTACGGGTCGAACCCCTCGCAGAGCGTCATTGCCGACAGCGAGCGGACGATGAACCTGTATGTCGAAGGGGTCGACTCACCCAACGCCGCCAGCCGGGCGGTCCTCTACCCGACGCCGGGGTTTGTCCCGCAGATGACGGTGGCGTCCGACAGGGGCGCGCGGGCGCTCTTCGATCTGGCCGGCCGCACGTTCGGGGTCATCGGGACCAACTACCTGGAACTGTATCCGTTCCAGCAGACGGCGCTGAGCCGCGGCACGGTCGCGCAGGATCCGCAGCTCGCGCAGATTGTCAGTAACGGCGCCGGCGGCCAACAGCTCGTGGCGAGTGCCGGCAATGCCTACCTGCACACGCTCTCGAGCAATGCGTTTACCCAGGTCTTGACCGCCGAGGTCACCCAGATCGGCATGCTGGATACGTTTTTCATCGCGTTCAACGCGGCGACCTCGCAGATCCGGATCAGCGCGAGCAATGACGGCGCGAGCTGGGACCCGACGCAGTTCGCCGCGCGCTCGCAGCAGCCCGATCCGTGGCGCGCGATGATCGTCAATGCCCCGGACGTGTGGCTCCTCGGCGAGCACACCTCGGATGTCTGGTACAACGCGGGGGCCTCCCCGTTTCCGCTCGCGCCGCGGGCGGGCCTGAGTATCCCGTACGGCGTGGGCGCCCCGTGGTCGGTGGCGAGTTCGGGCGGGGCGGTGATCTGGCTGGCGAAAAACCGCGACGGGGCCGGCCTCGTCGTCATGGCGACGGGCTATAGCCCCGTGCCGATCTCGACGCCCGAGGTCAACACCACGATCGCCCGCTACGCGCGCACGGCGAAAATCAGCGACGCCGAAGCCTTCGTCTATCAGGAAGCCGGCCACATCTTCTACGTGCTGCGCTTTCCGAGCGCGGGCGCGACGTGGGTCTATGACCTGACGACGAAGCTCTGGGCCGAGCGCGGCCAGTGGCAGCCGGGGACGGGGCACTACGGCGTCTGGGCGCCGCGCGTGCACTGCTACACCTCGCCCGGGCTGCATCTGACGGGCGCGGATGGGACCGGGGTCCTCGCGGCGATGGATGTCACGTACGGCAGCGAGGTCGACGGCACGGCGATCCGGCGGCTGCGGCGCGGGCCGATCCTGGTGAACGAGCAGCGGCGCGTGCGCCTCGGGCGGTTCGAGTTGCTGCTCGAGGTCGGGCTCGGCGTCCCGACGGGGCAGGGCACGACGCCGATGGTCCTGTGCCGCACGTCGGCCGATGGCGGGCAGACGTGGGGCAATGAGCGGCAGGCGAGCGCGGGGCCGATGGGCGCCTATCGGCAGCGGGTCTTCTGGACGCGGCTCGGATCGCCGCGGCAGTGGGTGCCGGAAGTCACGATGAGCGACCCGATCCCGTGGCGGATCATCGACGCCTATGTGAACAACGATCCGGCGACGCAGGCGGCCTGAGATGGCGGACACGATCGAACCGCTCCCGATCGATGCGCCGATGGTGGACCGGCCGGCGCTGACGATCTCGGCCATCTGGTACCGGTACCTGTCGGAGGCGTTGCTCCAACCTTTACAACGCTCGGCGTACGTGGTCGCCGTCAAGACGCTGCCCGGGCAGCAGGCGGCGATCCCGCCGACCTCGACCGGTGCCGTCGAGGGCGGCGTCTATCGCGTGTCGTATGTCGTGCATGTGACCCAGGCGGCGAGCGGGAACAGCTCCTTGACGGTGACGATTGGCTATACCGACGGCGGCGTCAATCTGACCCAGAGCGGGGCGGCGATGACGACCAACACGGTCAACACGGTGCAGTCCGGGGTCATGCTGGTACGGGTGGATCCGGCCACGCCGCTCACGTACTCGACGGCCTACACCTCGAGCGGGGGCACCAAGATGACGTACACGATCAGTTTTCTCGTGGAGCAGTTCTGAGCATGACGGGGGGGACGACGGGATTGACGACGCGGATCCTGCCGGTGGCCGAGTGGCCGCGCCTGGCCGGGACGCTGCTCGAGACCGTCTGGCCGACGCTCGACCCGCGCACGACGCAGATCCTCGTCGTCGAAGCCGGCGATCGCCTCGTCGGGTGCTGGGCGCTCCTGGCGCTGTGGCACCTCGAGGGCTGCTGGATCGATCCGGCGCGGCGCGGCCGGGCGGGCGTGGCGCGGGCGGGGCTGCGGGCCATGCGGGCGCTCCTGGCCGCGGCCGGCATCGGGGAAGTGCTGATGATGGCGACCAATCCCGGCTCGCAGGCGCTCTGTCAGAAGCTCGGGACGGTCACGCCGCTCGCCTGCGCGCATTACGCCGTGCGCCTGACGCCCGGCGGGTCGATGGAGGGGCCCTGATGGCCTATCCCGTGCCCAATTACCGGGGGCTGTCGCCGGAGGACGCCCTCACGCTGTACGGCCAGACGCGCCAGGCGATTGCCCAGCAGTACGGGATCGATCTGACCAAAGGCGGCCAATCCGTGGCCGCGCTGCCGCCCGGCGTGCTGGCCGACTTCGGGATGGACACGCTCGCGCAGCAGAACCCGGCCGCCTGGCAACTCCTCAAGACCGGCAAGGCCGCCTACCAGGACCCGACCACCGGCCAGACGATGCAGGATGTCTACAACGCGAATACCGGCGGCTGGTCGCCGCAAGAGGTCAAGGGGTACTGGTCGAACCCCGAGAGCTGGATCCAACTGGGCGCGGGCGCGGGGCTGGCCGGGGTGGGCATCGCGGGGGCGCTCGGCGGGGCGGCGCCGGCGGCGTCGTCCGGGCCGCTCGCCAGCGGGTACGGCGGCGCGACGACCGCGGCGTCGGTGCCGGCGTCGCTGGCGGCGCCTGGCGGGGGAGGCGGGATCATGGCCAGTCTGTTTGGCGGGGGCGCGTTGACGACACCCGGGGCCCAAGTCCTGAGCACGGGCCTCGGCTCGGCGACGAATCTCTTTGGGGCGAAAAAGCAATCCGACGCCGCGTTGCAGGCCGCGCAGCTGCAGACCGACGCCGCCACCAAGGCCGCCGAGCTCCAGGCGCAAAGCGCGGCCAACGCGCTCGACTTCACCAAGCAGCAGGCCGCGCAGGCGCGCGTCGACGCCGACGTGACCCAGCACGCCAACTACGACCAGTGGGTCGCGGCGCAGCAGTACCAGAACGCGCAGCAGGCCGCGCGCACGGCCTCGATCAACGCGCTCGGGGCGCAATACGGCGTGGCGCCGCGGGCGCAGCCGGTGATGACGATTCCGGCGTATCGCAGCACGCTCGCCGCCGCGGCGGGGCTCCCCGACCCGGGCGCGGGCCCGACGACGGGAACCGGAAGCAGCGCGGGTCCGGCCGCGCCGGCCGCGCCCGCGAGCGGCAACCCGATGGATCCGGCCTACATCGGGCAGCAGCTCGCCGCGCTCTACGGGCAGTACGGGCTGACGCCGACGGGGCCCGGCTCGGGGCCGACCGATAGCGCCTATATGACGCAGAAGATCCTCGACACCGGCGGCTGGCAGGGCGACAACGCCGCCTACTGGTCGCAGCGCATCCCGGCCGAGATCGCGCTGGCGCGGGGCGGCGGATCCGGGGTGGCCCCAGGGCAGGCCGGGACCATCGGCGCGGCGCTGCCGGGGACGCCGCCCCCCGGCGGGCTGGCGACCACGACGCCGGCGGGCACGCCCGCGCCGATCACGACGACGACCCCGGCGCTCCAGGTCGCGCCGTATCAGCGGCGCACGGTCCAGGATTACCTGCGGTAAGTGGAGAGCGACGATGGCTGACGCGGCAACCGCCGACCAAATCCGCGGCTGGTACCAGCAGTACCTTGGGCGCGACGCGAGCGACGACGAGGTGGCGAACTGGCAGTCGGGCGCCTATGGCGCGACCGATCCGGCGGGTATCGAAGGGCAGATCAGCACGAGCGGCGAGGCGCAGGACTACGCCGGCCAGCAGGGCGGGGGCGCATCTGCCTCGGCCCCGGCGGC